GGTGGGAAGATATTAAAGAAAAATCTCTAAATTTTTGTAAACAACAAGAACTTAAAAAGGCTATTCGTAAAGTAGAAAGTATAATGGAGAAAGGTGATTTCGAAAGTTATGATAAATGTGAGGAATTAATTCGTGACGCTATTAAAATAGGTGACGGTGACCAAGGCAGTTTTGAGATTTTTACAGAGTTAGAAAAATTATTAGAAGAAGATTATAGACACCCAGTACCTACTGGTATTGATGGTTTAGATAACATATTAAATGGTGGGTTAGCTAAAGGAGAGATTGGGGTTATATTAGCACCTACAGGTGTTGGGAAAACAACTATGTTAACTAGATTTGCTAATACGGCATTTAACATGGGTTACAACGTATTACAAATATTTTTTGAGGACAACCCTAAGATAATACAAAGAAAACATTTTACGTGTTGGACTGGTATACCTAATGACAAATTAAGTGAACATAAAGAAACGGTATTGGATAAAGCTGATGAAATGAAAAAAACTGGTGGTAAACTAATACTAAAAAAATTACCGTCAGATGAGATGAGTATGTTACAGATTAAAAACCAAGTAAGAAAAATCATATCTGAAGGTACTAAACTTGATATGATTTTAATAGACTATATAGATTGTATATTACCAGACCGGGCATTTAATGATGAATGGAAAGGTGAAGGTTCGGTTATGAGAAAATTTGAGGGTATGTGCCATGAGTTAGATTTAGCTGGATGGACAGCGACTCAAGGAAATAGAACATCTATAAGTTCTGAAGTTGTAACAACTGACATGATGGGTGGCTCCATTAAAAAAGCACAAGTAGGGCATGTTATTATATCTGTAGCTAAAACTTTACAACAAAAAGAACTTGGTTTAGCTACAATAGCTGTTGTTAAATCTAGGTTAGGTAAAGACGGTGTAATTTTTGAAAATTGTAAATTTGACAATGGTACATTAGAAATAAACACTGAAACCACACAAACGTTCCTAGGTTTTGAAGAAGAAAAAACCAATAGAAATAGGGAGAGAGTAGCTAAAGCTCTACAAAGAAGGGAACAAGTAATAAATAAAAAATAATTAATAAAAATTAAAATATGGAAGTATCAAATAAGATTCTGTCGGATATTACTGTCTACATGAAGTACGCTAAGTATCTACCAGAACTGAATAGAAGAGAGTCGTGGGGTGAATTGGTAACCCGTAATAAGGAAATGCACCAAAAAAGATATCCACATCTAAAAGATGAGATTGACGAAAAATATAAATTAGTTTATAATAAGAAAGTACTACCATCGATGAGGAGTATGCAGTTCGGGGGAAAACCAATCGAAATATCACCTAATAGAATTTACAATTGTGCCTACCTACCTATTGACCATATAGATTCTTTCAGTGAAACAATGTTTTTACTGTTGGGTGGAACAGGTGTTGGGTACTCAGTACAAAGACATCACGTAGCTAAGTTACCAGTGATACAAAAACCATACCAAAAAAGAAAAAAAAGATTCTTAATTGGGGACTCTATAGAAGGTTGGGCAGACTCAATCAAAGTTCTTATGAAAACGTATATGAATGGAGGTGGTAGTAGAGTAGAATTTGATTATTCTGATATCAGACCAAAAGGAGCTAGATTAATCACCTCAGGTGGTAAAGCCCCAGGACCCCAACCACTTAAAGAATGTTTAGTTAAAATTGAAGGTCTACTAAACCAAAAAGAAAATGGGGAACAATTATCTACTATTGAAGTACATGACATTGTATGTCATATTGCAGACGCTGTATTGGCTGGTGGAATTAGAAGAGCAGCTTTAATTAGTTTATTTAGTGCTGATGACGAACAAATGATTGGTTGTAAGTCTGGTAATTGGTGGGAGTTAAACCCACAAAGAGGTAGAGCTAACAATTCAGCTTGTTTAATGAGACACAAAATAACTAAAGAGTTTTTTATGGACCTTTGGAAACGTGTTGAGTTATCTGGAGCTGGAGAACCTGGTATCTATTTAAACAATGATAAGGATTGGGGAACTAACCCATGTTGTGAAATCGCACTAAGACCCAATCAATTCTGTAATCTCTGTGAGGTAAACGTATCAAATATAGAGTCACAAGAAGATTTAAACGAAAGAGTAAAAACAGCAGCATTTATAGGGACACTACAAGCGGGATACACTTCATTTCATTACTTAAGAGAAATATGGCAAGAGACAACAGAGAAGGATGCTTTAATTGGTGTATCGATGACTGGCATTGGCTCCGGGAAAGTTCTTACCTATGACATGTCTAAGGCAGCCAGTCTAGTTAAAAGAGAAAATACTAGAGTATCTAAATTAATAGAGATAAATCAATCAGCTAGATGTACAACTGTTAAACCTGCGGGAACGACATCGTTAACGTTAGGTACTTCATCAGGAATTCATGCATGGCATAATGATTATTATATTAGAAGACTTCGTGTGGGTAAGAATGAAGCGATTTATACTTATTTAAACGAAAACCATCCAGAGTTAGTTGAAGACGAATACTTTAGGCCTCATGATACAGCTGTAATTAGTATACCTCAAAAAGCTCCAGAAGGGTCAATAATGAGAACTGAGTCCCCATTCCAACTACTAGAAAGAGTTAAAAAAGTAGCTACCGAATGGGTAAAAGCAGGACACAGAAATGGGTCAAATAGTCATAACGTTTCTGCTACAATATCGTTAAGGGAACATGAATGGGATGCCGCGGGTGAATGGATGTGGGAAAATAGAAAAGCTTATAATGGTTTATCGGTATTACCTTATAATGGTGGTTCTTACATACAAGCACCTTTTGAAGATATTACTGAAGATGACTACGACCAAATGATGGAATCACTTAAAGACGTTGATTTAGGTATGGTAGTTGAATTAGATGATAACACAAATTTGACTGGTGAATTAGCCTGTGCTGGTGGTACTTGTGAGATAGATGTGGACCTAAAAACTATAAAAAAAGAAGAACTGGATGAAGCATAAGTTCAGTAAAGAAATCTTATATCACTTTAATTGTGGTGTATGTAACAAATGGTGGTCAATTGCTGACTACCATTTGTTTTCTAATAACGTACCAGAAGATGAAGAAATGGTACCTAATTTAATAATATGTCCTCATTGTGGACATAAAGAAGGGGTAAAAGAAATTAGAAATGAAAAGAAGTGATGATTGGATTAGTGACTTACATTATAGAGAATTTATAAAACCAAAACTACAATCGGAAGACTTTTATTGGGAAAAAGGTAAAATGGTGATGACAGAACACTATCATAAAAAAAGAGGTAGTTGTTGTGGTAATGGGTGTAAACACTGCCCATATTCACCAAAACACCAAAAAATGAGTAAATATTTAAAAGGTGAGGGAATTAACACCCACCAAACTAATATTTGAAGTATTTATTATAAAAAAAGATGCCCAACCAAAGATACGGTATAACATTCCCATTTACGGATAGTCAAGAAGGATTTTTTCTAGGACTTAATAAAACACCAGACAGTGAGGTACGTTCTAGTTTAATTCATTTAATATTAACTTTAAAAGGTACACGTTATTTTTTACCAGACTTTGGAACAAATTTAATGAGGTATATTTTTGAACCTATGGATTCAGCTACTAAAACATCTATAGATACCGAAATAAGAGAAGCTGTAGAAATGTACATACCTAACTTAGTAATTACTAAAGTAGAAGTAAAAACAGCTGAAGATGTTAGACAAGAAGAAAAAGATGAAATAAATACTCCTGATTTGGAGGACAATAGTTTTACTTTTGTTGGTGCCACAGAAAAAGAGTATTCTATGAGGGTAAGGATTGACTACAGTTCTGGAGACAACATCTTCCAAACTAAAGACTTTGTAATAATTAATTTATAATATGGCGGAAAAACAAATAGCGTACACCGAAAGAGATTTTTTAGGGATAAGAAACGAGTTACTAAGACTAACTAATACATATTATCCCGACTTAATACAAAATGCAAACGATGCTTCCATTTACTCAGTGTTTTTAGATTTAAACGCAGCGGTAGCAGATAACCTAAATTTTCAAATAGATAGGACATTTCAAGAAACAGTACTACAATTTGCTGAAGAAAGAAGTTCTTTATATAATCTAGCTAGAACTTACGGTCTAAAAGTACCAGGTAATAGACCTTCTGTTACTGTGGGGGATTTATCGGTGGTGGTACCAGCTCTAGGTGATAAAGAAGATTTTAAATACTTAGGTCTTTTAAGAGCTGGAGCACAGTTTAATGGTGGTGGTCAGATATTTGAATTAGTGGATGATTGTGATTTTTCATCACCATATAGTATGGAGGGGGTACCTAATAGAACTAAAATACCTAACTTTGATGCCAATGGAAACCTAGTTAATTATACAATTACTAAGAGAGAAGTTATTGTAAACGGAACAACCAAAATATTCAAAAAAGAAATATTAGATAGTAATAACAAACCATTTTTTAAATTATTTTTACCAGAAAAAAATATAATATCAGTAACATCTATAATACAAAAACCGGGAGTTGGGTATCAGTCACTACCTAACTCATCAGAATTTATATCACCATTAGCTGATAAATGGTATGAGGTTGACGCTTTAGCAGAAAATGAAGTTTTTGTAGAAGACCCTTCTTCACCACCAGATAATGTGGGTATTAAGGTTGGTAGGTATGTTACCGCACCACAAAGATTTGTTAGTGAATATACCCCTGAAGGGTTTTTCTTCCTAACTTTTGGTGGTGGAAATCAAACCTCACAAGACCTTCTAGATGAGTTTGCATCCAAAGGGGTAAAATTAGACATGTCTAAATTCATGAATAATATTGCCTTGGGTAATACCCTAAAAGGAAATACAACCTTATTTATCCAATATAGGGTAGGCGGTGGTAAATCTTCCAATATTGGTGCTGGAGCTGTAAGAAATGTAGGGATAGTAGACTTTATAGTTGCTGGACCAAGTCAACAAGTTAACCAATCAGTTATTAACAGCTTAGCTATAAATAATGTAACATCAGCAATAGGTGGTGCCGACCCAATGACACAAGATGAGATTAGGAATTATATTTCGTTTAATTTTGCCGCACAAAAAAGAGCGGTAACAATAAATGATTATGTATCACAATTAAGAACTATGCCATCCTCTTTTGGTTCACCAGCAAAAGCAAGTGCGACTGAAGTAGAAAATAAAATTAAGTTAAGTGTACTTTCTTACACACCCAGTGGTACTTTAACTTCTAATGTAAGTTCTACCTTAAAAAATAATATATCCACATACTTATCTAACCACAGAATGATAAACGATTATATCATGGTTGGGTCAGCAAAAGTAATAGACTTAAGATTAGAAATAGATTTAATAATAGCCAACGGAGTCAATCAATCAGAAGTTGTGACCAGTGTAATTACAATTGTTGGTGATTATTTTAAAACAGATAAAATAGAAATGGGTCAAGATTTATCCTTAGGTGAATTAAGAAAACAAATAATGAATCAAGAAGGTGTTGTTAATATTGTGGATGTAAGAGTTTACAATCAAGTAGGTGACCCATATTCACAATCTATAAGTACACAACCATACATCAACGCTACTACAAAACAAATAGGGTTGATAGACGACACTATTTTCGCTCAACCTGACGAAATACTACAAATAATGTTACCACAAACAGACATCGCTGTTAGAACTAAGAGAAATACTAAACCTACATTCTCCTAAACTTTACTATACTAGGCCATAACTTACTTTTAATTTTAGTGGTGGAAGTATTTATCTTATAAACACCAATAAACCTTAATAAGGTTAACATTAATGTAAAAGATGGCTAAATCTATTAGAGTAAGGACACAAGTCGGTAAAGACCAGAAAGTTAGTTTAAATCTAAACCAAGACTTTGACTTATTAGAAATATTAAGTTTATCACTTTCACAAAATGACGTTTACACAAGAATGTGTGCTGATTTTGGTGTTGTGGTAGGTAGAGTAACTTCAAACGGAGGTTACGGAATACCGAATGCTAAGGTATCAATATTCCTACCTATAGACGCGGAAGACCAAGAAAATGAAGTGGTTAGATTGTTATATCCCTACACACAACCTTTTGACACCACAGATGACGGTAAGAGATTTAACCTATTAAGTTCCAAACCAAACTTTGACTGCCATGTTGCGGTTGGGACGTTCCCAACAATAGAAGATGTTTTAGACAAACAAGAAATACAGTATGTCTATGACAAATACTACAAATTTACGGTAAAAACTAATGAGTCTGGTGACTTTATGATATATGGGGTACCTGTTGGTGACCAAACTCTAGTAATGGATGTTGATATGAGTGATATAGGTTGTTTTTCTATGTTACCTGAAGATTTTAAACAACTAGGTTTCCCAGACTCAAAATTCGATGGTACCAGGTTTAGAAATGACCCAGCGTTAGACGATTTACCACAAATTGTGGGACAACAAAAATCTATAGATGTAAGACCTTTTTGGGGTGATGAAGAATTTTGCGACGCGTCCATAACTAGGGTGGATTTTGACTTAGGTAATTCAGGTATTAAAATACAACCGACAGCTGTCTTTATGGGTAGTACAGCTACTGACACCGACAAAGACTCGGTAAACAAAAGATGTAGACCAAAAAGACACATGGGTGAATTGTGTAGTTTAGTAACACAACCCGGTATGATAGACTGTATTAGGTACACACCATTCTTTAAAGACGACCCAACAGCTTTCCCACCATATCCTTATGATGGTTCTGCTATGGGAGGTGGACAAGTACCAGTAATGGAAAGATTTTATTTTGACGATGGTGGTAGAGTAATAGATGAAACGGGGTCTTTCTTAGTTCATGTACCAATGAATCTAGACCACATGATTACTGATGAATTTGGTAATTTAGTAAAATCTAACGACCCAACAAAAGGTGTAGCTACAAGGACTAGATGTAGATTTAGAGTAAGACCCGAACAATCCTCAGGTACTGCAAGACAAAGAAGGAGAGGTTCACACTTAGTACCACAAATTAGAGAATTTGGTACTAAAACTGATTTAAATGGTGATTGGCCTGAAATTGGTGAAACTTTGATGGATGGTGAAGGGAATAGTAAGTACTATGACCCTTACACATTTTCTTTAGAATATAGTGACTACCACCCATGGGCTCAAACAAATCTTATTCCACCAGCAACTGATTTATTTTATGATATGTCTTTTAATAGGGTTTATACCTATTCACAATTTCATGACCACGTTAAGCATTGGGGTAGAAGACAATTTTTGGGTATTAAAGAAATATTACCAGAAGCAGACCAACAATGCTCAACCTCAGCAATGTTCTTCCCAGTTAATAGTGCTGTAAAAAGACTTAAGGGTATAATAATTTTAAATCAGTTTATCCTATTATTTACTTACATTATTTATAGAATGTTATCCGTAGTGTTTGGTCTTATTGCTTCTATACTTGGTTTAATACTTATTCCATTCCTTATAATTTTTGCTGCTATTTGTTTAGTTTATACTTTAATAAATGCTTGGGGTTGGCTTGCTAGTCTACTAAGTTTTGCACCCACACCTACTATGTGTGGCCAATTATCGTGGACTAATCAGTGCCAACCTGCATGTTTAACATTTGGAATACCGATGGGGTTTGTCTTATTTACCCTAAGACAAAAAAAATACCCAGAATGTGAAAGTTGTATGTGTAGGACCAACCCCAACATAGACATGCAAAATGCTAAAGATAATTATAGTTGGAATGATGATGACTGTGACTCATCCACTAATATTTTTGGTATTGAAAGAGATGTTGTTTGCTGTGCGGATAGTTTTGGGTACGACTCAACTACAAGTAATCCACCACCTGACATATTAGGTAATTCTACAGCCGCAGGTAATGACATGGCAGCCGGAGGTGGATGTTATGTAAAATGTATGTGTTTAAATGCTGCCTGTTTGGAATTTAACACAAATGATGTACTAGTTAGGGAGTGGTACAGAAGAGAAAAAATATTTTCAGCTTTATGTGATGGTATAATGAATTATTTTTGGGAAAATGCTTGGGTAAACGGATTTCTATACCAATTTCAATTCAAAGCTAAATTATCTTATGATGCGGCTAACGATACTTATGACACATCAGGTACTAGGTATTGTAAAAAAGTAGTCTACCTACACCCATCTGACCATACTTTTTACTATAGGTGTACACCATTTAGATATAACACAGCAACTACAGGTAAATTTATCGCTGATGATGATGGGGTAGCGGGTGGTAATCAAACCACAAACTGGTTTTATGGTAACTCACACTGGACAGGTGATATGGAGAGACACATACTATTCCCAACTACAATGGTAGATATGGGTTCTAGGAACCAATGTATACAACAAATATGTTTGGATGAAAAATTTGCAGAGGACTGTTCAGTCACAGACCAAATAGGTAGTACTACATTCCAAGACATAACAGACCTAGTTTCGGACGCTTACAACCTTAAAGCGTCACAACCTAATATGTCTTTAGGTGGTATATTTGCAAGACCCGAAAAAGAAATAGGTGGTGATATGGGTCAAGCATTGATGCAAAACTCTATGTTAGGTGTGTTTGGTTATGAAACAAATATGTCGGACACATCATGTGATTGTACTGTACCAGGTGGTGCACCAACATCTTTGACAGACCCGAATTTATTGGAGTATCCAGAACCTAACAATATAAATGAAACTGGTAGTTATGTTGATTTCGCTATAAATGTTAATGCTGGGTATGATATACAATGGAGACCTCATTTATTTACAGCTAGCACACCCACTATTATGACAGGTGCTGACTTAATAGATTGTGTTTCTTACGAATTGTCCGGTAGTTCACAAATAATCCCTTTTTACATTTGGAGAATAAACGGTTCTAGTGGTTTTGGTAATGAAAATAATGATTGGCAATACACAACAGGTAATTACAAAACAGCTCCAAATAGTTGGACAAACTCAACCGGCTCAACAATTATTAATTCAGGAGACTACCAAAACACGGTAGGTAACCTAAACGGTTTTGGTTTACCAGGCACACCAGGAGACTCATATCCACCAATAACAAATCTAACAGGACCATCAATGTTATTCTCACAACCACTATTCTACTATTTTGGTTTGAGACCAGGAGAAACCTCTTACAATAAATTTATCAGGTTATATGTTGATGAAGAATTATCAGATACAGTTATATAATGAGTAATAAAAAAAATATAAGAATTGTAAGAGGAGAATCTAAATTTGCTGGGTCTCAGAATAAAGACCTAAGCTTACAACCTTTTTTAAGTAGTGAACAACGAGCTATGATAGAAGGTGATAGAAATTTAGTTTTAAATTTAAGAGACCAATTTGATTTTGAAAGAGACTACTCAACAACATATAGACCATATGGTAAAATAGATGTTTTATATAATAATATTATAACAGGTCAGACAGATGAACCAAATATAATAAATTACATGTACTTTACCCCACCGTATATTGGTTGTCCAGACCCCATATCTATCCTACCGGTAGTGAGTCCTTTTAGTGGACCACCCTGTGTAGGTTTACCACCATCTGATTTATTTACTTTTATGCCCCCCTATCGTTATGGTGGAGCAACAAATACATGGGACTTACCCTACAGTAGTATAGACGCCTATCAAGATAATTGGGTTACGTACATTTCTTATGTTTCTGATTGTGATTCAGGACAGACTATGGAGTTTATGTTTGATGAGTCTGGTGTACGTTTTAATAGTGGTGATGGTATACCAGCTCGTATTCAACTAATTACTATTGAAGGTAAACAAACTTTAAGGATAACCACCGCATCACCACACGGGGTAAACGCTGGGGAATTCATAGAACTACAGAACTCTCCAACAATTAGTCCAATAGGACTTACTAGTGTGATATATAATATAACAATCAATGCTCCACTAGGACCCACAACTCAAAAAACATTTAAAGTTGATTTTTTAGGTAATGAATACGCAAACTCAGAAAAGTACGTCATTAACATATATACAAAAGGTGTTGACTTAACTGAAGTACCACCAGATTCAATCTGTGTGTTACAAAGAATAATTAGTTTAAATAATATTAGTGAAACCAGGTCACAATACTGTACACACATACATAAATTAATTACTAATTCATCAGACTATAGTTTAGATAGGACAGGGTTTGAAGATGGTATATACAATAAAAAAGGTAGGGTGTATAAATCTAAAAAAACACCAGATGGTTACGGTGATAAAACAGTAATAACACAAGACTTTAAATCCTTTCTATGGAATACAAATTTAGATATAGATGTGGATAAATTCCAAGACAACCTAAATAGACCACTAACAGATATATACCTAACAATTTTTCAAGTTAATAGAAATCTTATGTGGCACTATGAAACACCAGCTAACTCACCAACAGGATATGGTTGGGATTGGAACTTCAGAAAAAATGGTATTATAGACCCATTTGTTGATAATGACACCAACCCAAGTAACTTATTTCAAAATAGTCCAAACGGGGTAAACCCATTACCATTGAGTGGAACAACCTATAGAGGTGCGTTTGTAGAATATAACCCATTTGAATTAAAAGAAAGGGTTATTTCAGAAATTAGTCACTCTTTAAAATTTAATAAGCATGCTATGTATGAATATCCAGGAACCTCAACTAGCTTTATAAAGTCTATATTTAGGTACCAACCACATCATCGAATACCCATACGTAAATTATCAACCACTGTAAGTTATGAAGATAGTCTATTTACAACACCACCATACGCAACTTATTCTTTATCAGAAGGAACATTTAGGTGGAGACCTATCCTACCTTTAGATTATTTTGAAGACGGTGATAATGGTGTTAATTATCCTTATTTAAATGATGCCCACTACCCATATTTAAATTTAGAATTTAAAATAGACCCTATTATGTTTGGTTATAGCTCTAGTAGTATAAATGTAGTTTCAGAATTTGTCGATGTCTGTGAATAGAATACAAATAAAAGCATCTCTTAGTGATAAGAAAGTCACATTACCGTTAGGTCAAATATTTGATGAACTAGGTCGTGAACAACTACTAGAAATGCATGAAGAAATAGAATTACAAAATAATATAAATTATATACAGGATTATGAAACTACTAGATATACACCCAACTATGCACCAAATTTTGAAATACATTACGAATTCGAATTCTGGGATAATCTAAATACAACATACGTTAACGATTTTAATATTCTAGGTTATAAAAATCAAGAGTTAGCTAAAAATTCACAGTCCTTTACAAAAAGTTTTTTTAAATTCGATTTTTTCGATTCACCAATAAGAAAGGAACAAAAATTAATGTTTTCTAGTATAATGCCTAGTAATAATTGTGGTAAAAAATCTACTGTAATAATCGCGTCTGAAGACCCAGAACAATACTGGTCCCAACGTAGTGAAGGTATCAACATACCAGTATACGATATTTACACACCTACTTTTTCTGCTGCTTCTGCACCCGTAGGTAAGACTGAAAATTATTATTTACAATGGTTAAAAGATAGAGAATTGTTTACAGCTAATACCTTTTACATGAGTTGTAAATTTTTTAACGCAAAAACAGGTACTGTTATGAGAATGTTAAACCAGGAACCAACACCGATACAAGGAAGTTATAAATTTGAAGATTTTTTTTACTATCAGGTAGTGTTAAATATAGAAGTGGGTAATACAACACCAAAATATAATTACACCGTACATCCGTATAATTCCGTTGCGGGTATGACTGGTATTTTGTTGTCAGCAGTAGGTGAAACAACCAACGGACCAATAAAATTTTATGAATATATCACAAACTAATACATGGATATACAAAAGTTTACCATAAGAAGAACCGCATCATCAGCAAGTACTTGGACTTTACCTTGTACCGGAGGGACAAATTTCTACCCAATAAATCTAAGTACTAATTGTTCTGGAGTGACGATGTATAATTCTACTGGGTCTGAAGTTGTTAATGCTTTAGAAAGTGGGGTGATGTCCAGTTTCCCAGACGAATTAAAAGATTGTTCAATATCCAACCCATGTGTTGTGTTGTGGGACGCACCACTGAGTACTAACCCTAATAATTGTACTAACCCAGATGGGTACAATTACGTTTTATTTAAAGGTCTTATTTTAACATCAGGAGGTACCTACTACCAAAATAGTTATAATGAATTAATTACTATATACGATGTAACGAACACCAACATAAACCAAACATTGTCATCACAAGGTGTAAACGCTTTTTGGGATGAAAGTATCGCTATATGTAATTGTTTGGACCCACTAGATAGTATATTGTATAATATACCATTAACACTAACACAAGATTATAATGATATTGGACACTACAGTGTTTGGGACGGAAGGATAGACCAACAACAAATATTTTCTAATTTTGTTTTTACAGCTAATACGACAGGTAATGGTATGTTAATGCAAATATATAATACCACAAATTTTGGTCAATACAAGGAATTCCAAAAATCACCATATACCATAAATTGGGGTGAGTGTGATTGCTCAGTACCAACTAACGGTCTTGGTTTTCCTTGCTGTGAAGATTTACAATATCCATCACTTACCAGTGTACATGAGTACGTTACACCATCACAATATAGTATTAAGATAACACATAAAGGTCCATGGGGACCTACATCTGTAAGTCAAACAGTAACAGTACCTAATTTAACATACAACCAAATATTAGCTCAACCTTATTCTACAATTCCACCTACAGGTAGTGGAATGGGTGGAACACTATCACCTAGTACACCAGGGGGTAACCCATACCAAGTAAATTTAAGTGGGCCCAACCCACTACCTTCAGTTTACTTAGCACCATTATTTACCTCCACAGCTTATCATGGTACTTATGGTGCTGTAGGTTCACCAAATTATTACCCACTTGATTCTGGAACCAACATAAACCAGTACAGTGGTACATCCATAGGTTGTTTTGAATTAACTGGGATAACGGATAGTTCGATAGGTATTTTCTCAACCTATAGTAACTTACCATCTACAACAGCTCCAGGATTTTTACCTAATGGGTTTGAAAAATTTGTTTCACTACCTGTTGGTGGTGATGTTATTGACCCTATAACGAACACTATTACAGCTGGTATGGTGGGTTCAATATTTAACGCTGATGCAGTATACACTGGTTATACAATTTCTTCAGCAAACGGACAAACACCTATAGATTTTTACGACTTCCCAAATGGAATTACAATTTTTGTTGCTACTAGTTGTGGATTAAATTCATTAGCTTTTGGTGGTGAAGATTGTTTTGAGTGTCCAGAGGAAACCTGTGAGTTTTGTTTAACAAAAGATGAGTATATTGATAGAGTTAACCTACAACCATATCCGATAACCACATTATCACCGGCTAACCCCCCTAACTGGTCACCTTTCGTTGATTATATACAAGGTGATATAGTTTATGATGTATCACCACAAGATTGTTGTTGTTATGTAGTTGTTGCGGAACAAGGCATAACACAGACAAGTAATAGTGGTTTGAATGACCCATGGGCTGGTATTATGCCATCACAACTGTACCAAGGAGTTTGGCTAAACCCAACAGGAACCGATGTACATGTTTTTGAAGGGTGTACACCTGATTGTGTTTCATGCCCACCAGGAAGTGCTTTACCTTGTGCTGACCCATATAATATATTTAACGCTTATTCACCAATGGGGCCAGTTGGTATAGCGGGAGAATGGAATGGTACACAAGTATTTACACAAGGACAATTTATATATGGACCAGACGGTAATTGTTACCAAGCAATAACCAGTATACCAACTGGTGTGGTACCAACAGCAATGACAAATTCTACTATGTGGGATTATGTTGGTTGTGTAAGTTGGGTTTGTCCACCAGATTTATCAAGTCCCGGCCCATATATTTGTGAAATGATTTCTGGTAGTACACAAGATAGTTTTACTTTTTATGCTGGACCAGGTGGTTGTTTAACAGCATATAATGATGGGAATTGTCCAGTAGATGATAGATGGCATTGTAGTAACCAGTATGGTTGTGACATGCCAGGGTGTACACAAATAGACTATACTCACTCAGCATATACGGTATCAACATACCCTTTCGCTGTTACATTTTCATCAATGACAGACTGTGAAGAATGGTGTAACCCTATAGCCTGGTCCTGTACAACTCCAACATCAACACCATGTTGTTCAGAAGTTTCATGTTTTACAGTTGCACCATCAGACTATTACGATATAATGACAAATTATGTTTTAACCACACCACAACTAACAGCAAATTCCAACCAATTATTTTTAGACCCATATTACGACCTAACTGATTGTGAACTTGGTGTATCTTTACAAGGAATATCAGCTTGTTGTAATTTTGCAGCTTGGGAATATTTTTGTGACCAAGGATGTGTTGAGATTGTAGGTGGTAGTTTCCCAGACGAACTATCCTGTCAAACAGCACCCGGAAATAATAGTGGTATATCAGGACCTTGTGGGTGGGATTGTTATGACCCATGGAGCCAACCATGTAGTGGTGGGACCGGGTTCCCAGGTAGTTCAGCTTGTATACCCTGTTTTACTAATGCTTGTGGTCAGTACACAACTTCTGGTGATTGTTGTAATTGGTGTCAACCAGCCCTAACAGAATGTTGGGTGTGTTTAAGTGGAGCAGCCACACCATGTCAAATGTTAGCTCCGTGTCCAACACCACTACCAGCATGGGAATCTGATTGGAACGTTGACCCAGCTTTAGTACCGTTAAGTGGTTTTGGAGCCAACCCTAATTTCGTCGACCAACCATATCCAAACGGAAGTTATGCTACCGCACAACTATGTGACGATAATTGCCCAACAGATGGTGGTTTTGATTGTTTAGAAAATATGAATGATGGCTCAAGTTACGGTCATTGTATTAATTGGCCAAACCCAGTTGCATTACCTAGTAGTTATACTTGGTCACCTGGAGGTCCCTATGACTCTTTTTCAGCTTGTTGTCTCTCAACAGGTTGTTGTGATGTAGAATGTGACGAATCTGCACCAATATTTAACCCACTGTCTGGTCAATACGACCCATCATGGCCTTTTTGGCCTTGCACTTTTATTGCTAGTATTGGTGCTAACACACCAAGTCCAACAGGACCAGTATATTTCACGATGGCACAGTGTACAGCAGATAACCCAACGGGATGTGTGTCAGATGAAATAACTTGTGATTGTGCTTGTGACCCACTTACGGGTGGTCAAGGTAACGACCAAGAAGGATGGACTAACCTAAGTGGGGACTATACTTTATACGACTATGTATCCTACCCAGGTGGTACACCTAGTACATGTTGTTATTATTGTGACTTACCTATATATAGTAACCCATATTCAGGACCACCATCAGGATTTTACGACTGTAACTACTTTGTTCCAGAGGGACCAGACGCACCTAATGGGATACCAAACGCGTGGATAAGTTGTGGGAGCACACCTAGTGGTGCTACTACAGGGGGTTGTGACCCATGTTCGGCACCTTCAGCTGACACCTATAGTTGTGATTATATAGATGGATGTGTTTTAAACCCAATACCGTGTAATTTTGTACTCGGTCAAGAAGCAGCATTAAATTGTTATACAGCTAGTACTTGCCAAGACCACTGTAAATCAGGTTGTTATTGTGATGAAAACGGGACACCATTAGACACATCAGATGATTTTACCGCTTGTGTTATGTTACAAGATGTTATAAATGGTATAACAACAAATACCTCCAGTTGGTACGGATTTTTAAGTCTTTGGATATGTCAACAAGCAATACTATTACCACCACCGGTTAATTTAGATTGTTGTGCACCAACTGGAAGTAAATTTCATTGTGATGATAGTGATTGGTGTAGTTCTTTAAATCCTGGAATACCAGGTACAAATGGTTTAGGGTGTATAGAAGTCTTCAATGGTGACCCACTATACAATATAGCAGCTTATAACAACTTGTCTGATTGTGTGGATAATTGTAAATGGGCGTGTGATATAGCAACTACATTAGGTACCTGTCAGTTTGTGGGTAATAACCCACTAGGTTTGTTTCCTGAACACTCCTCAGCTTTTGACTGCTACCAAAACACCAACATGTGTGACTGTACAACCCCAGGACTTTGGTTTTGTGATACCAACGCCGGTCAATCCGCGACAACCTCTAACTGTTTCCAAGAAGGTGTGATACAAGGATGGCAATCAATACCACCTTTTTTAACTTGGTCAGATAGTTTAGTTTTTGGTCAAGGAGGGACAAGCAACCCATACTCAACAGGTACAGCATTAGGATTTGCAAGTCAAAGTGATTGTCAACAAGCTTGTAGATTTTGTTGTGATAGTGTAGTTAGTTGTACGTGCGATTTAAACCCTTATAACTTTAATTGTTCTATATCTATACAGGATTGTATAAACGCACAAACAAATTACCCTTGTTGTCCATTAGTCACTGAATGGTGTTGTGATGAAACATTAGGGTGTGTAAGTTTTGTGGGTACAATGCCTGCAGGTTGTGTACACGGACCATTTACAAATCCGGGAGACTGTCAAGACGAATGTAATTTTTTATGTGGGGAGTGTAAACCTGATTTAGGACCTTTAGTACAACCAGACCCATGTCATTGTACTCTTATTACCATACCATTTTTAACCGCAACACCACCCTACCAAGCTTGTACGGTTTATAATACTTTAGCTGACTGTACAGCTAACTCTTACCCATTAGGGGGTACAGGTTCAAATAACACAACATGTTGTCCTTGTCAAGACTGCCAAACAGCGGGTAGTGTCGTATACCCTATAATTGATACTAGTGGTGCATGGTCACTAAATAGTACTGTAGTAACAATACCAGCAGCTGGAGTTGTAAACGCTGAGCCTTATGGACCACTTTATAATTATGGTGAGGGTGATACTGTAATACATTGTAGTATTAGTGGAGCTTGTTGTTGTTATGTTATGGTTTACGACCAATACGATTGGACTATACACGCTTCAATGGACCCCTCACAATGGTATAACGAATATGCAAATCGATTAGCTAATAACATGCCTAATACAGTACCTGGTGGACAATCAAATGGTGGGTACCCAATGTGGGTACCATGTGACACCACTTGTCCAACTACAGGGTTTACACAACAAATGTATGAATGTGTTGTTGGCTCAACAGTACCATCTCCAGGTACTTGTGGGTCCAATAATTTAATTTTAATACCTGGTGGTGCTATGAGTCAATATACAGCTATTGAATGGATATGTGACCCAGTAAATTCAGTACCACCAACAACTTTGTTTACCAACTATTATCATGTGGGATTAACTCCCTACGTAGGTACCGTTGATGTTTGTGCTGACTCAGCAACCGGTAATCAATTAAACATAAGTACCTATTTTAATTGGTACGCTTGTACTAATGACCCAGTTTTTGGAGCGGCCCATATGCCATTCAATATAAATTCCAAACAAGAATTTATAGACCAATTAGTTCTGGCTGGGTTTGCAGCAAATAATGGTATGACCTTCACACAATTAAGAGCACTATTAATGCCTACATGCGGTAGTGGTGGTCAAACATGGGGTGGTATGTATTGTATATGTACCGCAACACCATGTACCTGTGAACCTTGTACTAGTGGGCCTAGCTGTATTTATACAGATTTAGCAGTTTGTAATGTAGCTGCAGTCGCAATCCCTTGTTGTGTACCACCTGTAACAGGTTTCTGGGTTTGTGATACTGGAAATCCAAACACACAAACTGGTGTATGTCCTTGTATTTTTGACCCACTTGCTCTTGTTGGTTATAATAATATAAATGCTTGTACCGGAGACACCTCAACATGCTGTTATCTAACAGGAGACATGTACAGATGTGAGCAAAGTGGTACAACAACATCAGCATGGACAGGTTACCAAACCTACATTAGTACCCAATCTCCAGTATCAGTAAATAATTATATAAATCATTTAACTCTAGATGCTACTAATGACGCTACATACTTGTCTGGTATTTTTAGTACTAGCCAAGTAAACAATATCCAAAACGCGGGGTTTTTTAACAACCCTGGTACAGCTTTACAAACTTTCTTACTTAAACAAAGAGCTTTAGGTTATACGATGACTTCTGGACCTCCAGGTCTAACAATCTCTCCTTATAATACAGAATTTATAAATTATGTAGGGGGTCAACAAGTTGACCCGTATGGTACACAACCAGGATTACAACAATCACCAGATTGTTTCCAAGAAACCAATTTAAATAATACAAGTTCTAATATCTATCGTTTAGTAGAAACAGGGTTAGTATTTCACAACCCAGACATAAATGCGGGGTGGACTTACGATTTTTTAACATTTATGGGTTGGGTACAAGCTTGTGTCACACCATCAACATGGTCAGGAGGGGCTCAACCTATCTACAGCCCAACAAATGGTGCAGCAGGTAACCAATTTTATTCTCCAGACGGATACTTAATTCTTTTACATGTATTAAGCTCTGTTATTAGTAATGACTCAAACACACCATGTACATCACCAGGATGTACATCCAATTCCCCAACGTTTTGTATGGAGGTAAACTCTACACCAATTTGTAACGCTCCATGTACCTGCATAATAGATAATATAAATGGTAATCACTCATCATTAATAGCTTGTGAACAAGACCCAACAAATTGTTGTGACCCATACGTTGTAGCTAGTTGGGATTGTGACCCAATAAATTATAATTGCTATGACCCAGGTACAGGACTTGGACTGTTTACTTCATTAACCGATTGTCTAACCAATTGTATACCACCAAGTACTGGTTGTGATGACTGTGACGTAAATTTAAGTTCATTTTTAAATATTGGGGCAAATTACTTAGGGTTGTTTGATTTGAATACGACATACGCAATAGATGATTGTGTTTATGACGATACCGATAATGATTGTTGTTATTGTTGTGTAGGAGCACAGCAATCGGTGTTGACACCAATAATATCCAACACAATGCAAAGTCTATTTTTAAATGCTAGTGCCCCTCCAACGTGTAAAGATAATCAAGGATACCCAAGTCAAATTGTAGGTGTAAATATAGGTGGTGGAATGTGGGCACCATGTAACGTAAATCTTAATAACTTACCATGTACACCAGTGATAAGTACTGAATGTGATGAATGTAATCAAACACTAGTTAATGACATACCAACACCAGTTAATTTCCCACATAACCCAATAACAGGAGTATATAATTACCTACCATTCCAATTAGGTGACTGCATATATGATGTAGACCCAACAGGTAGTGGAGATTATTGTTGTTGGTGTTGTGGTTGTCAATATGGTTTAGGGTTTAATGGTGCTTGTAATGAACAACCAATAGGTCCTCCTGCTGTCCCAAGATTAGCATCAAAAAAAATAGCAACCAATATTTATAACCCTACCGCTAAGCAAATGCAGCCCCCACCTTGTTGGGTTGACCAGATTTCTAACCCTAGTGACCCTTCTACCGGTACATTTGGTACCACCATGGGTTATGATAGTGCTTGGTTACCTTGTGGTGTTACCAGTCAACATACTTCATGTGGAGGTGGAGGTAGTTCATCAATTTCATCATCAATTGCTCCACATCAAAATTAATATGGAACTAGGAATTCAAAAAAAATATGAGATAGGTTATGTAAAAGTTGATAAAAAAATTTATATGCCTACCATAGAAAGGTTAAATAAATGGATAGATATAGTATCTAAAAAATATTGGTACGATAAAGTAGAATTTTATATTACAGGCTCTTTTACAAGTCATATAATGGATATTAAACCTTTTTGGCCTACCTGGGATATAGATATGGTTATAACACAAGAAAACGACAAAGAATTGGACTATGAGCTTATCAAAGAAATTTTACTAGAATCTGTAGAAGTAGCTCTAATAGATTGTGATTTTTGGATGGACCTAAGTTTCCAAAGAAAAAAAGACATATGGGGTTTAAAACCAGGTGAATCACTAAATATAGATAAAAAACATACTGTTAAAGCTATTAAATTTGGTGATAAAGGTAAGGTAGAATTAATTAAAGACATATGGGAAATACATAGAGAGTTCCCACTAAAAAAACATATAGCAAGAAAAAAGTTTGGTTTTAGGTACGGCAAACCAATATCAATAACAGAATATAAAGAAAAATATTATACACAAAATGTATCCGTGTAAAGTATTACTTAGATATTTATAATAAAACAATAGATGGGATTTAAAAAAATTTTTAGAAATGGTTGTATTCCTCCTTTAACAAAAGAGGAGGTTTTGATGAATGTTTGTGAAAGACCAGAAACCAGGTCCAACATATTTATAGAAAGAGGAAAAATAACTGTCTTTGAAAAACCCCAAAGACTAGGACAAACCCCAAATATGGGTGAGTTAGAGTTACATGGTTACGGGTTTTATAAAATAAATAAACAACCTTAAAAATGGCATTAGGAGCATACGGAATAAAAAGACCAGCGGACGTACTTCCAGATGATGTACAAATCATTGTACACTACACCCCTAATAGGGATGCAACATCTAATTTTGTTGTTTCACAATTGCCAGCAAATACACTACTGACACCACACTACCACCAAAATAATACAGGTGGTGTGAATGGGGTTGAAATTCTAGGTGGTTTATACGATTTACAATTACCATCAAACGTATTTGCCCAAAAAGGGATTTACACGATTTACATTAGACCTGTTGAAATAAGAACAAACATTATAGATTGTGGTATATTAGCATCTTTACCTAATGTAAAAGGTTTAGTTTTTGATTTAAATAATATACCAGCAGCCTATAGAAGTAGGTTTAAACCACATTCATTGGTTGGTTATAGAATAGAATATTTACAAGCAAACGGTGAAAAAATACATAACTTTTTTAGGTTGGTTACATCCAACTTTTATTGTGAACCAGTAGCCGCAAATCTAACCAACCCAAACCAAATAGCACCTAGGTATACATACACAAATACAGAAAGTAACTTAATATTCTGTACACTAACACCTACAAGTGCACCATCCAATAACCCTAACGCTATCCCATTCATAGGGCAGCCAGGACAAAAAGTTATTATAACAAATACATTTTTTAACCCAGTAGTTTTAGATGTTGAAATGGTTGACCACGATTTTGACACATTAGCAATAGCACTTTACGGTAACCAATCTAAATCGATAGAGGATGGAATCTACACCCTTTACGACTTTAATGATAACATATACCAACAATATAATTTATATGAAGTTAGAGACGCATTTAATGACCAACTATACGAAATTAGAGCAAATAGGGGTAACAACATAGATTTTAGTAAGACATTTAACCAAATAAACGTTTAACCAGTTATGGCTAGTAATAGATTTAGATATCCACCAGCACCAGGACACGGAGGAGATACCTTTAGTGATAACCTAGTTGGTAATCAAATTACTGATGGTTCATCACAAATGACCATGGGTAACTTTTCTATTGGCCAAGAATATACAAGAAGTTTATCCACCAATCAAAAACTAGAAGGGTTTTCAAACCCAATAACATTAGAATCACTAGACTTTAGTGATTTAAAAACAGCACAAGCTTTTGCAAAAAACAATTTCCAAGTATACATAAACACAGATACAAGTAACATATCTGAACTAGTCCTATACGGTTCATTAAAAAAGAGATTAAGTGTCTCAACACAAAACATAGTTAATTTTTTCCCAGCAGCTTTATTTATCGATGGTGTAAATTCTTTAAATATGAGTGGGAATACCACCGCTTACAATATAATTTATAATACAGGGACAGACCAAACAACATTCAAGGTTAATGTTGACCACATATCAAACCCATTCGTAATAGAATTTACAACTAATGGTGAATTACTAAACAGTCCTATTAGTAAAGAACAAATCTTAAATAATTTAGAAATGTTCGGTTATGGGTCGGATACTTTAATTAAGGTAGCTGACGGAACTGTATCTAAATTAAGGAATTTAACTACGGAATATAAAAACTATGTTTTAACTATTGGGGGTAACATAGGGGATATAGAATATAAGGTGATAGACTTCAAACCACAAACAACAACAACAGGATTTCTAACTTTTACTGTGGAGGGTAACCCATTTATGGACTTGGTTTTATGCGCTACAACCACCACCGAAAAATTCTTTATAAAACCAAACAAACTAGAAAGTGATAACTTATTTAAAAATTTTAATTATGTAGATAAATTTTTAATGAATAGAGATGTGGTACCAGAGTACACAGCTAATTTTAAATTAATAAAGGAATCTAGTGTTGGTGGTACTTACTATAAAAATACATTAGTTACTTGGCCCAAACAAGACGCTATTAATTTAGACATAACTACTACTGGGTATACTGAATACCTAACACAATTAGCGGGATTAGGTAGTGAACTAGATACACAAAAAACTAATCTAGTTTCTAGATTTCTAACATCACCAGTACTTAAAGAGTTCGATACGGCAGACCAAAAAATAGAAAAAACACTACAAATATACGGTAGAAGTTTTGACCAAATTAAAACTTTTGTTGATGGTATAGCTTATATGACTAATGTAAGTTATGATAGTAAAAATAATATACCTAACGAACTAATTAAAAATTTCGCTAAAACATTAGGGTGGTCAACACCCAGTACACTTAATAATGATAATTTCTTAGACAATGTTTTGGGTATTAGTACCCCACAATATTCTGGGACTAGTGTTAGTAAAACACCAGCAGAATTAGATATTGAATTATATAGGAGGATATTACTTAATACCGGATACCTATTTAAATCAAAAGGGACAAGAAAATCTATAGAGTTTATGTTAGGTTTATTGGGTGCCCCAGAAGCTTTGGTTGAGTTTAATGAGTATGTTGTTTTAGCGGATGCTAAAATAAAACTTAATAAATTTAATAATAATTGGGCACATATTTCTGGTGGAACATATACAAGTAAAACAATTAAATATAGTGTACCATTTTCATCTTTTACTTATGTTACAGGTACCACAACAAACCCATTTATTTATGAAGATTATCCCATAGATGATGGTGGATACCCAAAAGTGCCCAGAATAACAAATAATTTCTTTTTTCAAAGAGGAGCTGGATGGTTTGAACGAAATGAAGAGCACAAATCAGAACTAATAATAAACCAACAAAAATCAATCTTAAGTGGATGTAGCCCTAGTATAGTAACCAAGTTTAATAATTTTACTTGGGGTGGATTTTGGGGTACGGGAGAACTTTCTAACGACCCTAAGTCACCATACCTAGATAGATTTAGGAGGTTCCCACATATGTATTTTGGTTTCGGTTTAAAAAGGATAATAGACGATAAAAAATCTTGGGTTGAAATAGGCCAAGACATATACCGACCAGATATAGAACCAGACATGGCAATGTTTGCTTTAGGTACAAATAGCCCCAACACATTTAAAAATAACATTTTTCACGATACATGTGGTGGGTTAGAAAAAAGAAAAGAACTACTAATAAATAAATTTGAAGAATTAACCCAAGCCGGGACAAACCCAAAATGGAGAAAATACCTTATAAGTAGAATTAGGTATATTGAAATGTTCCAACAAAATAGATGTTCTTCAGAAAATGAAACTAGACAATACAGTTTTAATGATAGGTATTGGAGAAGTGCGTACTACCAAACCAGTAATGAAAAATTAGTTTTAAATGTAAAAAATGTTGACTTAAATTTAAATGTTGGACAAGGTTTAACTTACGATGTTTGGAGACAATCTAGTTTATACAATTGTATGTTTAGTGGTGGTACATTACCCCCACCATACCCATCTAGTGGTGGAACCTGGGACTCCACCAACCCCCAAATTAACGCTAAAAAACTAGACTTCAAAGTATTTCGGGATAATTTTTGGAAATATTTTATAGACGTTAAAAATAGAATGACAATTAATGATGGTAAAACTGGTGGTTACCCCGTACTACAACAAATGTATTTGGATTACTTAAAAATGAATTGTGGAGCTAATAACCAGTACACATATACTAAGATGGTAGACTACGCTCAATCTATGGGTGATTATTGGATAAAAATAATTGAACAAATGGTCCCAGCAACCACACTATGGACTAGTGGTGTTAAAGTAGAGAATTCAGATTTCCATAGGGACAAATTTGTATATAGATGTTACTCTATGTCTGGGACACCATACAGTAGTGGATACACAACCAACTTTACAGTAAACCCAACAGGGTATACATCATACCCAGCATCACAATTCCAAGCTAGAATGATGAGTTTTAACGCACCACCAGTATCACCACCGACTGGGACCTTATACTATAACAACATATTAACTGGAAATACAACAAATCCAATATCTACGTATGCTTCGGAATATGACATAGATAAAATTTCTTTAATATCGGGAAGTGAATTAGTAACACAAGAAACAAAAATACTAGCAAGAGAATTTAATAGTAATAAAAGAAAATTCACATCCTCCCCAATCTTTACAAAACAAGGAAGTACGGATAACCTTTTATGTATATACGGGTTAAAAGATTTTGGTGTAAAAAATCTAGCGTGGATAAACACTTACGATTTAAATAATAATAACAATAACCCAACAACAACCACACCAAACCAAACTAGTACAACACCAAGAGGTGGGGGTAACACAACCACAACTAGTACTAATGTAGGAAGCGGTGGTGGTAGTTATTCTAGCGGTGGTGGTAGTTATTCTAGTGGTGGTGGAACATCAGGGGGTGGTGGAACATCAGGAGGTGGTGGAGGTGGTGGATACTAAAAAATATTATTATGGAAAAAATATATAGGTCAAAAATAGATTTAAGAGTTTTAGGTGAAGAAATAAAGTTTAATTTCTTTATTTCGGGTAATGTTAGTAATAGAGTAAAGCAACAAGAATTAATAAGTAAAAGAAGCTCGTTTAATTTTACTTACAACACTATGTATCCTGTAGATGTTATTGCTAAGTTAGAGGATGGTATACAAAGAACATTTCTATATTTTGATGAAAAACTACTAAAATTTAATAACTATAATAATTTTGTTACAACATCTAAAACCCCACTAATACTAGAAATTTTTAGAAACTCAAAAGGTAATTTAGGGTTTGAAAAAATTATTGGTGCACAAGTAGGAGCCTTTCTAAGTCACACAAACTACTTTAGCACCAACCCAACAGAAGGTAGTATAAAACCGTTTGGTAAAATTATTGGGGGTAAATCTCACGCAATCCAAATGATTATACCCGGAATTAAACTTAGAAAAAACACAATAAATAGCCTTTCTTTTGACATGGATATTTTTGTGGAAAAATGTGAACAATATGTTCATTCATTAGGGTTTAAGGTTGAGTTAGATAAAACTGGTATAATAAAAGGTGATATAATAACAATTAACCCTGTAAAACAAATTACCACACAACCTAAAAATATAAAATTAAAAACTACATATCTAACTTTAAAACCTAAAGATTTAACTAATAGGGAGATAATGTATGACTATAAAAAACAATTAACACCACAAAATTGTGAACCAGAAACTTTAGAATTACTAAGTAGTAATGTCTATACGGTAGAAAATCCAATAGATACAAATGTGGACTTAACTGGTGTAAATTTATCAGCAACCAACCAAGTACAAATACCGTACAATATATCTAGGTACGTTAAAGATAACGAAATAAAAGAAACTCATAAAATTTTTAAAAACGGAAAATACATATACCCTTTAAATTGGGTAGATGAAATGCAAAATAATGAAGTTTTTGTTGGTGCTGACAAGTGCTACTCTTTAAAATTTGCTACAAAAACACAATTACAATCATTCACCGAAAAATTAAAAAGTCAACAAATAGGTAGTGTCGAAACTTACCAAACAACCAATAGTGACGGAAGACCAGAAATAAAACCTAGAACATATTCTAGGTTGTCACAATGGGTGGAAAGAAGTGGTTTAAATTCGTTTAATGACGTTAGGTTTAGTTACGATGCTTACGGTAGTATAAATACTATAATAATATGTCCTAATAAAGAATGTATTGTGGGGCCAGAAAAAATTGGTTCTGAAAAAGGTTTATATACGGTCGGTAACGAATATACATTACCTAGTAGTGAAAATTATGTTGGGTATTACCACGTACACCCAGAAAAAGGAGCTATGGTTGGTGCTGAACATACGGACAAAACTCATGATATTTTAACACCTTTATATACAATAGCACCAATCAGTGCAAACTCAGTAAATGATTTTTGTTTTTCCACATATGGTAAAAAAGATGATTCGGAAGTTTACACTGGTTTTACCCATATAAAAGGAACTGCTCACCAAGATAATAAGACTTATGATTTACAATTAAGTGCCGCATCTTTTTCAGCTGAAACCATAATACCGATTAGTAATGTAGAAACCCAGACAAAAATGGGTTTAATAGACGATGCAACATTACAATATAGACCTTATACTTTTAGTGAGGCGTATGGTAGTAACAATGGCACTTTAATTTTTAACGAATATGATGCGGATAATTACCTAACCTATTCCGCAATAACTAGTGGGGTCTACAGGTTCACATATAAAGCCTATTTAAATATCCAATACACTGACACTCAATGGTGTCAATATTTAGAAACAGCTTACCCTTCAGGATTTACACAAACATACCCAAATAACGATTACGAGATTAAGAGGTTGATAAACACTTCGATAATCCAAGCTGGTATGGGAGAAAAAGAAACCGTAGCTATTGATACGAATTTTGTCTTTAATGCTGGAGAAAAATATAGAAATTGTTATTCAGGTAATGAAAAATACGTGTGTAGTAATACACCCGCAAATACCGGAATAGTAAATTTTAACTTTAAAGCTTCAATAATAAAAGGTTCGTCAACAGGAGGTACTGGAACTACCCTAACAGAATTTAAAGTTTTAAGAAGTCGTGAAAGTGATGGTTTAGCTAACGATTATTTAACTTTAAATGTGGATAATAATGACTTAACCACTAGTGGAATGAATAGTTGTGTGTTAAGTTCCATGACATCATCCACTATATTCCACAAACAAATCCCGGTAACATTAGATACCGGATTTATAAATCTTATTAGTGGACAAACAATACAATTAAGATATGAAACAGATTGGACATCAACGTCCAAAGGTGGTTTCTACAATTTTGGTTATGAAACCCCAGGTGGTGATACAGCTATTCGTATAAATTTAGGTCATAAATTAGATATGAGTGGACATACTTTAGAAGCACCTTATTATAGGGGTGTAAAAGCTTCTACTGGTGTGGTTGATAAAAAACTATTTTTTGATTCCACCAAAAAATCATTACCTTTTGAGTTAAAGACCGGTGGGGCTACAAAAACTGTAAGACTTGACGGTACTTTATATTTGTCAGATAGTGAGTGTGGCAATATAAAAACACCATATGTGGACAAAAGCAATTTTAATACACTAACATTCTTAGATAGTACGGCACCTGATAGTAAATTAGTTTGGGATGTGACAACACAGGTACCAACCAATAAATGGCAGGGAATGGTAGAATCTAACGTTATAAAAGATTATGTGTTAAGTACTAAATCTAACTATAGTATGACGAGCATGAAAAATAACGGAGTATTCTGTTTTTACTTGCCAACCTATAATAGTGACGAATATGGTGGTAAATGTGATTTTAATTTTCCACAACTTACACAATCCTATGTTATACATAATAAATTTAAAAATTACTACGGTAATGTGTTAGAACATTTTATTGTTATTACACCTGACTGTGGTTTTCACAAACCATGTTCTGGGTCAAAACCAAAGACAACCTACGATATAATACACAAAACCACACCAGCTGATTGGAAAGTGGTTAATTTAAATAGAAAATTAAATATAAAAGGAAAAGAAGTTAATGTAGTTTCGGCTTTTTCACAATATACAGCAAAACCAGAAACTAACGAATCTAAAACAAAATGTGGTTATTATTGTAGTTGTGGTCAAGAACTGTCATCAGCATTAAAATTAGACCCAGTATATGGGATAACTAACATATTTAAAAATTTACAAATTGATGGGTGTGATGAGTGTTTAGAAAAAGCACAAGAGTATTGTTTTTCATTAAATAAAAAATGTGAAGCTAAACTAGTTGGTGACTGTGCTAATGACAATATATACATCCAACAAGTTATAAATAATCTACAACCAAGTATTACACCATACACATCCACACTATACGTTACCACGACTGGTGACGGTAGTAAACCTAAAAGTCAAACAGGAGGTGGTGGTATACAACCGATGGGTGGTGGTGGCGAACCTGGTGGGCCACAAATACCAACTGAAGCACAAATTAGATATTCTTGTAATGATGGTTTATGTTTCCAGGACTTAAATGGTACTTACACAACATTTGAGGAGTGTGTAGCACAATGTACTGTTGTAATATTACCACCAACAGACTCACCCATAGATAAATCAACTAAAGGTGGTAAAACCGAATATACCCCAAAAGAAGGTGTATCACCTAGTGTTCCTGATAGGGGTCTTTGTAGTGAAGGTCAATACTGGTGCGAAAGTATGGGTAGATGTATAAATGATAAAGAACCTTGTAAAGGTATAAAATAATATAACTATATGGCGACATCAAACGGAAATATAATTTTAATTAACTATAATGTGGAAAACACATTAAGTGGTAGATGTGATGGCCAAATTTGGTCGGTTGGTGTTTCTGGGACAACTAGTGTTGTACCACCATATACTATTAGTTGGTCAGGTAGTAGTAATGGTTATACAGCATCTACATTTGACATTATAAATTTATGTGAAGGTTGGTATGAAGCCACCGTCACAGACTCAAGAGGTAATACAGGAGGCACCCAACTACAAATAAGTGGGTTTACGGTACCAACTATAGTGGGAAGCTTAACAAATGATGATTGTGTATTAAACACTAATAAATTAGGTCAAATAAGCATTACAAATTCTATAACAGAAACATCTAGTTATAGGTACGAGTTGGTAAAAAATGGTTCTGTCGTGAGTACACATTATGGTACTACAGCAGATACAACACATATATTTTCTTCTATAACTAATGGGAATTATAGTGTAAGT